TGTTATTATCTTCTTCTTGTGCAAGTTTTTCGCGTTGTTGCTCAACGACTGCCTTATGTTGTGTCATAAGTCCTCCTAAAAATTATCATCTCTTTCTTGTTCGGTAGCAAACCATTCTATATCTTCACACATAGTGTCGTCATCAAGTTGAGCAATACCAAAAGGCATACCCTCATTATCTTTGCATATAGATTCTTTAGACCCCATACCCCTGTGATATTTGTCTAATTCTTCACTCCACCAAGTTATTTTTACTTTCTTATTATGTTGTGTCATAAGTCCTCCTTATAATCGAAACCTTCTAACATAGCATCCATTATTTTGTCATAATCGATAACGTCATCGGCTTCTAATGTATCAAATAATAATCCAATAGAGCGTTGTAGTCTATTACGATCCATACGTGCTAAATATTCTTCAGACGTTTGATCAGCAATATAAGGTTCTAAAGCTATAGCGATCGTCGCAACAGCTCGTTCTACAGGATTTAGGTCAAACTTTCGTTTAGCTTTTCGTGGCATCTTCGCCTTCTTTTTTCAAACGGTTAATCATCGTATCGAAGATATCGTTAATCGCAACAGGTTCTTTTGTTTTGACCACGTTAGCTTCGACCTCGAGTTTTTTAATACGTTGTATCAACATATTATTCACATTGATCTGTTCTTGCATAAACTCTTGTGTCGAGCGTTGCGTTTGTACTAATAAATCGAGGCTTTGCGTAAGCGTATCGATCATTTGCATTATTTCATTCTTTTCCATTTATTTCTCCTTTCTTATTAATAAACTGTTAAGGCGGGTTTTGTGCAGTTGGCTACTCAGTGACTGCTTGTCGTATACTACCAATCAAAACCCATGTAAAAAGTGTGGCGTTGTTTATATGACATCTCAGATCTACCGCTCGATAAAAAATATCGAACTACTGTGTCAAGCAGGATTGTTCCTTTAAGTCCCATCCTCTTAGTGGAACACCACGTTTTGTGCCAGAGAGGTGAGCGGTCTAACTAAAAAATCCCGCTCAGTATCATTAATCATGGAGTTTCTTATGAATCTCTCTGGACTTATCAAACTTGTTCTAGTAAACATACTTATAGTATAAAGTACGAAAGTTAGCAAAGTAAAGCACTACTAAGAACCCCGCATTCGTGCCATAGTTTTTGTTCTTCGGTATATTGCACGACCACATTTTGGATCTAAAAAAATCGTAGTTTCCCAATTTCCCTGTCTATCTTTCCTTTGCACGTGTTTAGCGTCTTGCCAATCGGCTCCACCTGTCGCTAACACTTTGCGTAATAATTTAGCTTTCTTTAAGTTCATAATCTTGCTCCATACATTTTGACCATTCATCTTGTTGCACTTCTTCAGGATAAGCTGTATACAGCGTATCTCTACATTCTTCAAATTGTTTACGCCAAGCCGCAGGGTCGTATCGATCGTTCCACTCCTTAGTTTCTGGAACGTATGACGCACAGCCCGTAATTATAAATATTGTTAATAATCGATAGATCATAATTCGTCTGACATTATATTGTCGGGTAAATCTACGTGCGGTAGGTTGTTATAATCTTCGTATTCCATATCTAAAAAGAATCGCTCGTTTTCTTCTGGATCAGGTCCTGGAATTACAAACATAGCTCTAACTTCTATATCGTTATGATCTAAAGTGTAAGTAATCGGAAGTTTGACTTCTTCTAAGTCGTAGCCTAATTCGAGTAAAACTCCGTTAACGATCCCTACGTCAGGGTATCTGTTTTTGCCAGAGTCTTCGGCTTTTTGAGTAAGAGCTTCTAATATCTCAACTGTTGCGTATTTAACTTGTGCCATCTTTTTCCTCTATAAGATTATCGATTGCTTCGTACATAACGTTATGTACTGCTTTTTCAAAAAGCTCAGCATCTTGGTTTTTAATTTCAATAAACGGATCTTTTAACATTGCATGTATTACGTGTCGTGCTAAAACTGCTACGTTGGTTTTACATACTAATCCGCTTTGTTTAGTTATTTCTATTTCCATTGTTTTCCCCTAAAAAATAAGTGCACAACGATGATCGCTGTGCACTTAACAGATTATACCTTTGCAAAGTAGCCTTCCGCTACAAGTCTTTTCGCATAAAATCTGAAGATTCTAAGCGGGTCTTGACCTGTAGTCAGATTGCCTTGCTTTACTGCAAGAGATACTAGATCCTGTGCGGTAAAACTAGCAGAGTCTAATTCACTCTTTTTAGCTTCACTAACGGTCAAGATCAAGGCTCTCATCTGCGGAGTAAAACCCTTGGCTTCAGGAACAGCTCCAATGAACTTATATAAAGTTCTAGAAGCTCCTTTGCCTGTTGAACTAGGCTTCGGGACTGATGTCACTTTAGCTTTGCTCAAAGGTTTTGTTACTGCTTTCGCAGGAACTCTCTTTGCAGAGGTAGGTGTAGATGTTGCTGTTTGCATATCTTTCTCCTTTCTTTTGGTTAACAAATTCTAACTTGCGTTAGAACAACTATTAATAGTATGCCTACGAAATACGTGAAAGTAAAGCACTATAACGAGCACCCCATAGGCAGACTGTTTACAAGCTACGCCAAACGCGGACGCCTGAGATTTCGTTTTCTAAACGATATCTAATGACGAACTTCCATTCGGGTTCTTGTTTTTTGCCAAAGCCTCGACTGGCTTGAGCTAAACGGTTTTTCATCCGCTGAGAGTTATCGCTTGGGCTAAGTGGGAAGAAGATCGAGTCTCCTACTTTCATCTTAGCAAACGGATAGCTTGTTTGCGAACGTTGATCCTCAGGTAAAGGTATACCTGATTCGATTATTGGTTCTTGCATTAGTGCACCTCCTTAGGTGGATCGGAAAACTCAACTAGACCTTTTTCTTCTAGGAAGTTTTTCCAGAACATTAAAATTAATGATTGATCGGTAATACCGTGTAATTCTTGACAGCCTTGAGCAATCATCGTATCACGTATGACGGAAGCTAACTCATCGTTAGCTCCCTCATACAATGCTGACCAGACCATGGCTAAAACTTCACCATCAACTAAATATGATTTAGGGTCTCTCGGCATTACGCAACCTCCGCATACTTCACAGCTAAGTCTAAAGCTTTGGCTTTACGATTAGCCGCAGCACCAAACCATGAGCTATGTAGAGCATTGCCTTCGGTTACAGACTCACGTAAATGGTCTTCAACGTAGGTGACAGCATTTAATGCTCCCCACCACGTACCTTTAGCAGACTTCAGGTTTGCACCTGGAGACTGTTCTAGAGCGTCAACAGCTAGAAGTGGAAACTTGTTAAATTGATCAACAAGAGGTTCTTGCATACCTATCAACTTACCTTCAGCTTTAAGCTGTTGGTCGTGTCTATAAGCGGCAATCATATCAGGTTGATAAATATCACCTACAAACTCAAGGAACTGAGAATGTTTAGCTTTCTTCTTAGAAAGTAAGTTTGCAGCTTCTCTAAACTCTGTCATACGTTCAGCAGATAGCCCTAAAGCTTCTTCTGCAATCTGTATAACATCGTCATCGAATGCTTTAACGTGTGGCATACGGAAGGACGCTGTGCCACCGTGTTGTAAAGCCATCGTTAAAGTGTTGTTGCAAACAACTCTAATAGGTGTCAACTTAATAGTCATTGCTCGACCAACGATATGTGGTTGGTTGATAAGCAAATAACCTTTAATAAGGTCGTCACCCGCTAGTTCGAAGTCTTCTGAGATTTTAGCTAAACCCCAAATTTCTCCACCGTCTTTCAAACTACCTGCGGTTTCCATGGTCATATGACCAGCATCCGTAAAGCGTTTAAAGAATTTGAATACGTCTTCATTCTGTATAGGGACATAGTCTCTACCACAATGCGATAGTATTCGGTTATCGCTATCTCGAACAACGTGGAAGGTATTCTCCGCTTGGATAAGACCAACATCGTCACTCCACTCAGGAGCGTCTATAGTATAACTAGGACGTTTGCTAACTGTCCAGTCTAACTGAGCCGCTTTCTGCATTTCAGATGGTTTAAGGTTAGAATCAACCTCGACACCTAATCCGTGCCAAGGTACATCCCCCGTCCAAGCCATCGTTTCTACTTGGTGTGCCATAATTTTCTCCTTTCTAATGTGCATGGCTGCACTGGTTAATCACGTAGCCTATTAGCTACCTTTACCATTATAGGTACGAAAACTACGAAAGTAAAGCACTAACAAGAGCGTCCCAATCGTAAGGAATCGTAAGAGTCACAAGAGCTTTTGATTTATAACCAGTCTTAACGAGGTCTTGAATACCTGTAAGACTGTCGATATGGTAGAGTTTGATCTCATCGTTTTTACGAGCCATAACGAAAACTTGACCACCAAACGATGCACGTTTCGCTAACCACGATATTTGCATAGGTCGTAGAGTAAGAGCATTACCTGAATGTATTTCTTTGAGTTCGATCCAGAACTCTTTACCTTTAGCACAACCGTTAACGTCAGGAACACCTGCTCCTGTCATACCTGTTTCAATTCGTTGTAAATGTATTTCTGGTAGATTAGCTCTTAATAAGAGCCATAAATTTTTTTCTTTCGCCATATTTCATTTTACGGTAACGTTTCATAATCGAGCGTTTTGTTAAAATAGACCAACGTTCATTAAAAGAACGACTGTTTGAGTATTTTGCTCGTTTTCGATGTTTAGATATATTAGGTTCTCGCCACCAATAATTTCTCCATTTTTTCAATTTAAACGATAAAGGATCAGGTTTGTATATAGTACCGTCTGAGTATCTAGGTGTTGTATGTTCTTCATGTAATACACGTTCGAGCCATTGCATATCTTCTTGTACGTAAGGTTCATCGGTCGCTAGATATTCTATATGGTCTAAAATATCGTTATCTATAACCGCTTCGTCATAAGCACAACAAGACCAATTTTGATATTTATTTGATAATATCTGTTTACGTTTGCCTGATCCGTAAGTTGAATGTGGGTCTTTATTTTTAGAATACTGATGTTGTTTTTGACAATCTTTAGAACAATAGTTTAATAACCCTGATTCTTTCTTATCAAACTCTACAGAACAATGTACACACGATCGAGGAATATCTATGATCGGTTTTTTGCCTTCAGTGTTATGAAACGTATTACCGCATTTAGCACTACAAAACTTTCGTCTTTGTCCGTATAAAGGTTTCGAACATACCTGACACTCTCCGTTGTTCGTCGGTAGTTCTATTTTTGTATTACTTGCTAAAAACATATACCTTAAATATAAAAGGCAAAGTTTAGAAAGTAAAGCACTGTCCTAGCCCGACCAGTCCCAACCAGTATGTGGAGCGGCTTTTTGGTTATTAGCAATAAGTTTGATGTCTCTTTCTTTTAACCAGTCATCGAAAGCACGTTTAGTCTGATCGAGGTCATCGTACATATTTTTAAACTCAGACCATTTGTTCCGAGCAATCTGTGTACCATAGTAGTAATCACCATCACCGAGTTTACAACGTGTAATAATCTGCCACATACGTTGTTTGGTTAAATTATGCTCTTTACCCATTTGTTCTAGAGTTGTAGAGCTATCTACCCATTGTTCGTACATTCGTCTGTACTTAATAGAGTATTCTTTAGCTTTTTCTTGTGAGATACCTTTCATTTTATTTCCTTTGTTTCGCCCCATGAACTTCCGAGTTCCTTATCCACTAGTAGGGGTACTGCAAGTTCTACACAAGTTTCCATTATTTCTGCAATCTTGTCAGCTTGTTCAGTGTTCTCTACTGAGATATCAACCTCATCGTGGACTTGTAGGTGAGGAACAATTCCTTCCTCCCACAGACCGAGCATTGCTAACTTCGTCATGTCAGCAGCCGATCCTTGAATCAACCGATTCAGAGCCTTATATGTATATGATCTTTTTAAATTATCACCGTATTTTTCCTGTGCTTCTTCGTACGGTAGAGGTAGAGTGCGTTCATATCTATCTTCCCATAGATTAAACCTACAACGTCTACCTGCAAACGTTCGTATATAGCCACGTTCCATGGCTACCCTTGCACACTGATCTTGTAACCCTCGTATAAAGGGAACTTTATTATGATACTGCTGAAATAACCCCTCAGCTTCCGTATCGTCTATCCCTAGCTCCTTAATAAGCTTTTCCTTACCCATCCCATAGCTAAGTCCTAGATTAATCGTCTTAGCCTGTTTACGCGGTATATTAGCCATATCTGCAACGATCTGGTGGAAGTCCGCGTTCTTTTCTGTATACTCAACTACCGCATCTTTTGCCCCTGCTAAGTTCATTCGATCAGCGTAATGAACGGTAAGCCTTGGCTCTTGTTGTGAATAATCGAATACACCCCACTGACAACCATCCTCTGGAATAAACAAAGAGCGGATTAAATTACCGATCTCTGGATCTCTTGCAGGAACTTGTTGTAGATTAGGATTACTATAACTAAATCTACCACTAACCGTGCCGCCACGATCGTTACGCATAGCATGAGCTTCTGCGTGTATACGACCATCGAAGCAGTGATCTTTAATCATCTTATCGATGAAAGTAGTTCTAGCTTTATTAAGTTTCCTTGCTCGAACAATAAGTTGTGGTAACTCGTGTTCGTGTCCTTCTAACCAGTCTTTTTGAAAACTAGCCATACCTTTTGCGGTTCTAGGAAACCATATCTTGTTCTTTTCAAAGATAGCTTCTAACGATGCATTAGCCCATAAATTAACTTCTGCACCATACTTACGTTTAATCTCGACCTGTAACTTTTGTTCTTCGATCGATAACTTTTTACTAACATCGTCAGCTTTTTGTTCATCGATTCTAACCCCTCGCCATCGCATTTCTAATAGTAGAGGAATCAGTCGGCATTCCATGTCGAGTATCTTTTCTAACCCTTGTTCTTGAACTTCGATCTTTAATTTTTGCCAAAGTTTTAGAGTTAGTGCTGCATCTTGCTCACCATAAGGTCCAACGAACTTAGACGGTAGTTTATACATTTCTGATTTAGGATTTACTCCAAACGATAGAGCAGCGTTTTGTAATAACGATTCATCTTTCTTTTCGTTACAGTAAAACTCACCGAGGTTATCTAAAGAATAAGAATACCTATTCTCGTTTACTAAGGGAGCCGCTACGATCGTATCTAATATTTTACCGCCTACGTGTACGCCTTCTCTACGGAGCCACCCTACGTCGTATAAGGCGTTATGAAATATAACATCTCGCTTTTCCGATGCTAGAGTGTTGCGTAACCAACGTAATACAATATCTTCGTCAAGATTACCTCCGCCTTGATGACGGATCGGGAAGTAACCCTTCCAACCCTCTGTCGCAATACCAACACCCACGATATGCCCACGACCTGTAGCCCATCCTGGACCACAAGTCATAAGGTGTGGATCGTAAGTTTCTAAATCTACTGCTATTGTTTCTGTCTCAGAAAACTGAGGGAAAACTTCTGGAATAGACCAGTCACTTGTTGGAGCGAACATAGGGGTTTGTAAAATCACTTCTTCTTTTTGATTCTCGTGACTTTAGTTTTCTTAGCTTTAGGCTTTTTTGTAGGAGCTTTCCCGCCTTCCCAAGCTTCGTTAACATCTGGAGTAGATTTATCATCTCCTTTATATGTTCCCTTTTTTGTTCTAGCTCGTTTAGGTTTTCCTTTTGCTACTTCATAGATCTTCCCTGCTTTAAGTTCATCATCGAATTTCTTTAAAACAACTTCAGCATCTTTGATCGCTTTTTCAAGAACTTCTTCCTTTACAGCTTTCTTAGGTTGTAGTTCTTCTTTTGGTAACGGTGTAAAAAATTTAACAAATTTTCTCCACCAACTATCTGTATTACTCATTAATAATCCTCCTTGCCATCTTCTGCGGCATAATTAACATCGTCAGCTTCAACGCTAACTTCATTAGTATTAGCTAAAATGTATTCTTCAACTAATAATAAATATCTACGTAAGTCTCGAATATCATCGAGTAACCCTGCTTCGCCTTTGTAGACTTCACCTGCTTCGAAAATATCCCACCCATGCTTTTCAGACTGGTGTTCTATACGATCGAACTTACGTGCTAACATCATAAAGGCACCAACACCTCCACGACGTCTCCAAGAATCACCGTACGAAGTCTCTGCTCGTTTAAGAGCTTCAAGATCGTTTTGGGCAACTTCTTTCATGTTTTCCCATTTGCTCATTTGCTTTCTCCTATATCCGCATTGTTTAAAGTATAGGCGGTGTCTCGTTTGCGGATCCACTCAAAACACGCCTCCATCCAATCGAGAGACTTAATAGACTGTACTTCTCGATACGAATTCAAATAATCTCTTTGTTTATGATAATGAAATGCTTTTAACATAGGCACTGCTACGTCTGGGAAAATATTATTATCCCACTCAATATCATCTGTTCTTTTTAACATTTCTTTTGGGCTATATCTAAAAGTTTCAAAATAATCGAAAAAGAATCTTATTTCTCTATTAAACGAAGTAATCTCATTAACAATAGGTACAGGTTCATATTCATCAATAAGATCATAATGATTCTTTATATGTTTATAAGTGTAAACATCTACCTCTATATCTTTAACTTTCTCCCATACAGGATTGTTGGGGTAAATATGAAAACTATCACTAATTTGAGTATAATCCCCCATTGGTAAATTTAGGTTATGAGCTACGAACTCTTGTAACATAGACATATGAACTACGTTCGCACCATAAGCTCCCCAAAGCATATCGTTAGAACGATTACAAACAGTCATACATAACTTACCATCACGTACTTTAAAATAAATATTCGTATTACAGGGTACGTCTTTTCTTTCAACTTTTTTATTACATGTTCTTGCTAGATCGTCTTTCGGATCCCACATCTGTAGAACTGCTCGTCTTTCGTAAGGGTTTTCTTTTAACAAACCAATAATGGCTGTTATTTGATCTTTATTAAAATAACTTCTCCATCGCCAACCGTAAGCCCCCCATAGAGTTTCACCGTCGTCTGAAAAATCAAACATCGACTTAACAAAATAAGTTAGTGGTTCTAGATCGTTACGACCATCGAGCATCCATAACCCTTCTATAAAATGAAAAAATGGATTAGCGTCTCTTTGTTTTATTAAACAAACCCTCTCCCAAGGTTTTTCATAAACCGTAGTTACAGGTGTATTAGCCTCATACGTTATACCATTACGACTTTCCTGTACTCTATATTCAGTAGAGTCTTGAAATAAATCAATACCTCTTTCTAACGCGTCGTTTACGTTTCTTGCATTAATTACTTTCATAGTCCGTCTTGATAGCCCCCCACTATTTCGTGCATCACGAAACGTATTTCTTCATCGTTTAACATTGGTACTTTTCTTTTTATAAAAGCTATTGCAAGTCGCTCATCTGCGGCTACTTTTAGAAAGAAAGCTACCTCTAAAAACTGTGTGTAATGTATATCAATCACATCACCATATTCTTCTAACAGTTCTATTGTTCTATCACTCATTCTACCCATACTTACTTTCTCCTTCTATTAAGTCTTCCACCATCGGAAGATCATTATGTTTATACACCGATCGTGTTCTCCCCTCGCTTTTATATATTCGAGAGTATTTATCAAACTCACATAAACCGCCTTCGATCTCTCTAAGTTCATAATTAGCACCGTTTCTAAAAATAATCGAAGGAGCTAATATTTTCTTTACTTGTTCAAATAAGTCTTGCATTTCTTCACACCATGGATGACTTTTACGACTATAATCTAGCGGTCTACCTGTAAGACGATTAAGTCCTCGCATAGCTCCTGGACCTGCATTAGCCCAAGTCATAATATCGTTAGCGTTTTCTAATAAATAAGTGTGTCTTAAATCAGTAACAACTTCATAAGCCATAAATGGACCCATGTATGGATAATCTCTAAGAATTAACCACGTTGCTTCTAACGAAGATTCACCTTTTGCTAAGTTTTCATGTAGTCTGGATAGGATAGATTCTCTAGCTTTCCAAATATGTGAAATACATTCAGCTACTCCTGTTACTTTATCCATACCGTTTGGTGTTTTAATAATGTAAGCCCCTGTGATCCACTTAGGTTGTTTAGTTATTTCATAAATAGCTTTCTTTCTATTCCACTTACGTAATAAACCATGATCGATTAAAGTTCTCCCTGTTTCTATTAGATTAAACCAACGGAATATAATCGTAGCCATAAGAACGTCTTCTTCGTTCCGCATAGGCTCTCTTATATGTGTTCTAAACCAACGTGTTGTACGATCATCTTCTCTAAACACTTGGCAGAACTTAAACTCCTGCAAAATTGAATCGTCAGTCCAGGGAGGGGAAAGAACTGCAGATTCTTTTTTAATGCGTATCGACTCACGTTCAGTTTGCCAATAGCAATAACGATCCAACTCTGCGGGAATAAACTCGGTCATTACTTTTTACGTAACACCCAAGAACAGTTATTAGCGACTTCAGGATAAAACGTAGCAGCAACAACTCGTAAAAACTGTCTACCGTATCTGTTTTGTAGTTTTTCAAACTGTTCAGGAGTCCATCCTGTTTCAGAATCTTCTTTCATCGCTTTCTTTAAATTAGGTAATTGTATAAACGTTCCTGTAACGTCTACTATCTCGAAGTTTCTTTCTAATTCTTCTTTTAGTTCTTGAAACCCCCACTCGTATACGTGATCCTCAGGAAGCTTATCGTTAGAACCATCGTGGTTAGGGGTAGATACAAAAGCTAAACCATTCGGTCTTATAGCTCTAGCGGCATCATCTAACCATGCACTAATAAACTCTCTACCCATATGTTCAATAACTTCGGTCGTCCAGAAAAAATCGATACTTTCATCTTCTAGTTTGAAAACAGGGTCAACAGTTAAATCTTGTATGCGTATTTCACCGTTAAAGTTTTGAAACCACGTAGACTTAGATAACTCACCACCTGCGTTAGACCAAAAAGGATTTTCTAACTCACAAGCAGGATCAATATCGTAACCATAATAGGATTGGATAATATCTGATTTCTTTACAACATAGGCTTTGTATAGATTACGTAAAGCCCAACACTCACCACAACCTACCTCAAACGTATCAAGTGGTCGACCTAATCGTTTAGCTTCAGCGATACACATAGAGGAGATTTTATCGAACCGACTCATATGAGCAAGTTCATCAGGTCTCCAGTTTCCTAATACTCCTGCCGAAGCAAGATCCATTCTAGTATTTTTACTGTCGTTTTCATTAACAGTAAGTTTCTTTCTTATTGATGACATTTAATTTACCTCCACCAACTTGGTTTAGTTCTACCCTTTTCCCACTTAGCGTAATGTTTCTCGTTAATAACGTAATTACGATAAGCTAGAACAGAGTCCTCGTTTTTATATTCGTCAGGCATCGCTTGAACAACGGGTGTCATAAGACCTCGAGTAATGTTTTTAGGCATTACATATAAGGCGTCTGACAATTTAGCAAGACTTGCATGAGTCCGTTGGTAACGATATGTATATTCATTACCTAACGCTATAAAATGTTTATAAAGCCAATAATAGTTACCACTACATTCTCTAGCCCAGATCGTACAGGGGTGGTTCATATAAGCTTTCTTATATAAACCTACGCTATCTGCATATTCGTCTCCGTCTAATAAACGGTGGGCTGTACAGAGCATCTGTGCGGTTTCTAATGGCATCTTCACTAGCATTTTATCTGGTTGCGACTTAGCCGCAATCACAGGATCTTCGTTAAAATAAAATATGTTCATAATTTTCTCCTTTCTTTAAACATAAACCTAAGTACCTTTATACTTTACTTTTATGTGCAAAGTAAAGCACTTTTACATTTGATAGCATTTTGTTGTTTTAGGCTCTATCAAATACAGGTTTTCTTTTGTTCTTGTAATACCAACATAAAATACTCTATTTTCCTCATCGGGGTTTTGTTGGTAATTTTTATAAACTCTTGTCGTTATATCAGTAAGTAGTACAACATTAGTAGCTTCTCCACCTTTAGCAGCATGAATCGTAGATAATCTAATACGTGGTTGTTTAGTAATCTTTTCTCCTCTACGTAACATGGCTCGTATGTAACTAATATCTTTAGGACTTAACAGTGTAAAGACATCGTACCAATGACCATCAGGCAAGTCTGGTAGATGACTTTTGAGATCTTCGTACTGTAGAACTAAATCAGTATCTAATAAATCAAGTTTCTTAGGTGTTTTAACTTTGATATATTTTAGAATGTTTGCACACTCAGCCAAGGTTACTGTTTGACCTTTACGTAACCGTTCCCAATAAATAACTGCTCTAACCTTTGCTTCTGAAATAGACGGTCGACCTTTAACCTCGAAGAACCAGCCTTCGTTTCTACAGTACTCATCGACTCCTTCTAATAAATAATTTGTTCTAGCTAACACTAACCACTCACCTTGATCCATATTTACTTGTTCTATCGTAGCTTCCCAACGAACTAAACCTTCATCTGTTCGAGGCTTCCATTCTTTATATATACGCGAACCTACTTGACCTATACATTGACTGGCAACTTTATGCACAGAAGAAGGTACTCGATACGATTGTTTTAGTACCATAGCGTCTGTAGAATTTTTTATCAAATATTCAACATCTGCTCCCGCCCAACGATAGATCGCTTGGTCATCATCACCTGCTACATAAATCTTTTTGGCTTTTTCTGCTAACTTACGAACCACCGCCCACTGCAAAGGAGAAAGGTCTTGTGCTTCGTCTACGAACATAACATCTAATACAGGTACATCACCATCAACTAAAAAGTTTTGTAACATATCTGTATAATCAACAAGCAATCGATCTTCTTTAAATAACTTCAACCCTCGAGCAAAACGTTCTAACTCGAACCACCCTACTGCGTCTTCAACCTCGTGCCATTGTTCTTTTAATGGTATGTCTCTCATCCTAGCTAGGTTTTCTATAAACGCTAGACGATCATCATGGGTCATACCAAATAAATGACCGTCATCAGAAGTTGTCCTACCTGTAAGTTTTAAATTAAGTTTCTCATTTAGATCATATATATCTGAATTACTTACTACGCTTTCCCTAGTAAGTCCTAGTTGTCTAAAAGCTAATGAATGTAGAGTACGGAAAAATGGTAGTTGTTTATTAGTAATACTAAAACGGTGCATAGCTCTTTCTTTACCTTCGTTTACTGCTTTTTTGGTAAACGTGAAGAACCCAATACGTTCAGGTTCAGTACCGCTTTCTAGTTCGTCTTCGATTAAGCCAAGGAGTGTGCTAGTTTTTCCTGTTCCTGGAGGTCCAAGGATCACTTGCGTATGGCTAGGTAAGGTCATAAACCACTTCTGAAAGTTAAATTAACTCTTTCTTCTGCTCCTACTAAATCAGGAACAGCATGAGTAGCTTTCATCTGTGAATATCCATCGAACATAATTACATCACCATGCTCTAAAAGATATAACTTCTCATCTTTTATAAAGTTTTCTTTGAAATCTACATCACTGGTATTAGTATGTCGTTTTATATTATTTTGATAAGTTCTCCAAGCAAAAACTCTAGGAGCACCAAAACTTAAAGAAACAACCACGTCATCAAGAGTCGGTACAGTATCACTGTGGTGTGGTATACCTTTATCATCAGGATAAAAACCACATAAACAAAAAGTAAATTTGATTTCTTTATCGAAAACTCTGGAAGCTACATCTTCTGCCGCAACCTTAATTAATTGCATTTTATGAGTCCATGGTTCAGGCTCATATAACTTACCTGCATAATTAAAAGTTGAATCACCAAACCCACGAGTCGGTCGACCTTTAACCATCGTGCCTTCGAACACACGTTCACGAGGATCGTCCCACTTATCTATTCCGTGTTCAAACTCTCCAAAGATATGTTTGATATGTTTAATCATAATAAGTTATCGTTAAATTCTGGTAAATCATGTGGTTCGTCTTGAGCTTTAAATTCTTCTATATACCAAACGTTTACTCCTCGTCCTTTTATGTTAAAGAAATGTGGTTCTCCATGTAGTTGTTTTAGTTTAGATGTTAAATTATTTCTTTGATAGTCTTTAAAGTTATGTCGATGTAAATATTCCATTAAATCACCAAGTCGAAAATAGGTTTTACCATTATCTGTCCATGGTTTATGTAATAAAAGCTCATCACGTTCTCTCGCAGGTCGTTCTGTACAAAAATTTTCTAATAACTCTAAAAAGTGCCCTTCTGTGGAACTTTCTTTAGGAACTTCGACCACGGTTAACGCGTCTAGGAGCTGCTGGATGATCTGTCTCCAGACGTTTTCCTTAACCTTCTGAGGTATCTTATTTAGAGCATCCATACACTTTCTTTGAAATCTGTTTTGATTTAGTAAGTCATCGGTCTCTAATTCTAACCTGCCACCTTCTACATCCAGGAACCAAATCGGTGGTTCACTATCTTGTTTAGTTAAATTACTAAATAACGGTGTACCGCCATTAGCACCAATCCCATATTTACGTGTTCTACATAGAGGACTATTACAATGACTAGCTATTGGCTGATCATTACATTTATAAAAGTAATCTTTACGTTGTACTTGCTTACCCACGGTCAACACTTCTTGTGCCCCTAACGGTGGTTGCATATATTTTATATTTACGTCTTCTAATCTTTTTTCCCAATCGTCAGGAAATTTCTTTCTAAGGAATACTCCTACGTTAAACAATCCTGAATTACGTGTACCTTTAGGAAACCCCTGTACGATTAAATGTTGTATACATGGGGGTGATTGATCCAGCCAATCAATAGCTTCGTTTAATGGACTAGCTTCTAATTTTTCTAACTGGTTTGCAGTTAAGGATAATTCAGATGCGAAGTTAAGGAACTCCTCTGGAGTTAACGCTCCACCGTCTCTACCGTAAGCATAACGTGTTGAGTTCTCTCCTCCGAAGTAAGGCATATTTAACGTGCTACCTCTATCACCACGTTCTAATAACAGTTGTGTTTGTTTAGGAAATATCTCTGCTTGACCGTAGCCGATTGCCGCGGCTAATTGTCTAAGCTTTCGTTGTAGCATCGAAGCCGCAACAGGTTCTTGTAGGAAGATATAAATATGTGCTCCTCCGCTTTTACTTCGACAAAGTATTAGAGGTAATTCTTGTTTAGCTAGTTTCTTAGAGAGGTCTTTTAAATCTAGTTGATACTCATCAACATCGATCGCTCCCCATACACAGCTATTGTTTTCATCTATCGCTACAATCCCTACGCTTTGACGACCTGACAAGTGGTCATCCCACAGCTTCAGGAGATCTTTATCAGATAACTCCTTAGATATGGTGATGTTTTTACCACTTGCCTTGCCATCCTCTCGAGTTTCATCACTTGCGGTAAACGTACCGTAAGCTTTCCGCAATCCAGCATAGCGTGTAGCAAATTTCTCTGCTAACGACATAAAACCCCTCCTTGTTAGATTGCGTCGTCAAACGTAGTATCTTTTACGTCATCTCTTTGATGTTCCTCTTTAACTTGAACGTCTCCTGCTCTTGCCGCAGACATAAAGTCTTTAGCCATCATCGCAATAGGCATCTCTGTAGCACCTTCTTGGTTAACAGAATATCCGTTCCAACTACCTTTATCATTAGACTGAGTAGTTGTAGTAAGTCTATAAGTATAAGCAAACATAGGTGCTTCTACAGACTCACCTTTACTATTTTCTACTCTAGCCATTCTTAACATGGTTAACCATTTTCTAGCTACACCTAATTGTGTAGAAGTAAAAGTTACTACCGCTTGTTGTGGAGCATTACCGTCTAATACTAAAACGAAAAACTGTGCAGTTTCTACAATCTCGTTACCGTCTGGTGTATACGACCGTCTAGTTTCAGGATCTTTAGTACATTTAGATAAGATAGAAATGTCATGGTTAGCGTTTACTAAACCACCACCTTTCTCTCTAGGAATCCATTCAATGTACTTTTTATTATAAGCACACGGAACAATTAATATTCCTTTTTCTCCGTCGTGGGCTTCACCTGTAACGGTGTTGTACAGATCACCTGCACTCGCACCTTGTACATAACTACCATGTTGTTTTTGTAGTTGTGGTGACATAGGTTGAAGAACTCTTATAAAAGGGATCGCAAAATCCTCAGTTGTAGTTTCTTCTAGTCCTGTACCGCCCGATAATAAAGTATCATCGAACGTACTTATCGCTGTAGCTTTAGTTTCAGCTACTTCATTTTTATTTTCTGCCATAATTAATCCTTTTTAATGGTTGCTTTAGTACCTATATAGATACCAAATGGTTCGGTTGGTATATCGTTACCCGAAGTAAACTGCTCTTTTACAAAAGCTTTTAATGTACTCGGATGAACACTCTGTCGCACTTCTGGTGATAGACCTCTAGATTGCAAAGCCGAAACAGTTTCGTCTACGACTGTGCTTTCCTCACGTCCGAACTTTAAAAGAACCTCGTTCTTTATAAGTCCCTCGTGACCGTTTTCTACTAACCACTGATATGCTACTTCTTGGTTTGCCTTCGATATATGAGCGTTATAGAACTCGCCTATAGAGATTTTTTCTCCAGTACTGAGTACTATTTGATTAAGACCTGCTGCTTGCATCGCGTCAGGTAGTTCTTGCTCCGAAGTTAAACGAAGTTCTTCTTTCTTAGCTTTGAGATCTTCTTCTAACGTGGCTACTTGCCTAGCTAGTTGAAGTTGTTTCTTGGCTAAGTTAGAAACAATATTAAGTTCTCCATCAGATACATCATTCGTCCATTCTTCAACGGATTCCGTACCGACTAAGTCCTCAAAAGTTGGTTTATTCATCTATTTCTCCTTTCTGGTGTAGATCGATATCAACAGGATAATATAAACTTTCCTGTCGATCCCACTTTAATATACTATATCTACCTCGGTTATAAAATGCAGCGATAGAACACGCTACGCCAATGGCGGCAGGATCGCCTATTAATAATAAGTAATCTCCTTCTTTGAAGTCCTGTAAGAGTTTTTTCATCCTACGAACAGAGGGAGCAGCACTTAACATAATTTGTGTATTAGAGGGTAACAGAACTTGAAAATCACCATAGCTTCTAGCCGAGGCAATGTTACGTCCTGGAATCTCCTGTACGACATATACTGTCACTTTTTTCTCCTTTCTTATTTCTAGAACTTAAATAATATCTAGCAATACCGACAAAGTAAAGCTATTAGTTATATAGTAGTTTTAAGAATAAAAAAGTTTATAGGAAAAACTTTTCGAAAACTACTAATATCGGTAATAATCTAATAGATTTTTAAACAAAGCCAGTGTTTAAGAGTGTTACAGTCTATTAGATTGTACGATTCAATCTATTAGAAACTACTAATTCTATTAGAGGGCATGAGAAAACTATTTAGTTTGGGGCTTTTTATAAGTAAATTGTAATATATAATGGGAACTAGAAATTAGAAAGAATATGCAGTATAAGTTTAAAACCAAGCCTTATGAGCATCAGCTTGAGGCATTAAAAAGATCATGGAATAAGCGTGAATATGCTTATTTTATGGAAATGGGTACAGGTAAATCTAAAGTACTTATAGACAATATAGCACTTCTATATGATAAAGGTGGGATAAACGCGGCTATCATCGTAGCACCCAAAGGGGTCTATCGGAACTGGTCTGGAAAAGAAATACCTGCTCATATGCCTGACCACGTAGAACGAGAAGTTGGTGTATGGAATCCTGCACCTACGGTAAAACAAAAAGCAGAACTAATGAAGTTGTTCGAAGTTTCGCCTGAACTTAAAATATTAATTATTAATGTCGAAGCTTTTAGCACGAAAAAAGGTGTAGCATTTGTTGAGAAGTTTATACTCGCTCACAACGCACTGATCGCGGTCGATGAATCTACGACTATTAAGAATCCTAAAGCACAACGAACTAAGAACTTACTAAAGTTAGCTCTTAATACAAAGTATCGTAGAATCCTTACAGGCTTTCCCGTAACGCAATCACCGTTAGATTTATATAGCCAAAGTGCATTTTTATCTACACAGCTACTAGGCTACTCATCATTCTATTCATTTCAAAATAGATATGCAAAAGTTATTAATAGAAGTATGGGACAACGAACTTTTAGACAGGTGGTCGGTTATCAAAACTTAGAAGAACTTACAGAAAATGTAAATGAGTTCTCTTACAGAGTGCTAAAGAAAGAATGTTTAGACTTACCTGATAAAGTATATCAACGCAGAGAAGTTGAACTAACGCCTGAACAAAAGAAAGTTTATAAACAATTAAAAGATTATGCTATCGCACAATTAGAATCTAGTGAATTAGTAAGTGTTACTTCTGTTCTAACACAGATTCTTAGGCTACACCAAGTTGTTTGTGGTTTTGTTAAACACGATCAAGGTGATGAAGTAGAAATTAAAAGCAATCGTTTAGATAGTTTATTAGATGTATTAGCAGAAACTCAAGGTAAAGTTATTATATGGGCTAATTATCAATATGATATTAAACGTATCTTAAAAACATTACAAGATACCGTTGGTACACAAGCAGTAGCAACTTACTACGGTGAAACGTTAGATGAAGATAGACAACAAATAATTAAATCATTTCAAGATCCTGACTCACCACTTACCTATTTAATTAGTAATGTACAAACAGGTGGTTATGGTATTACACTGACCGAAGCAAGTACCGTGATTTATTATTCTAATAATTACGATTTAGAAAAACGTTTACAATCAGAAGATAGGGCTCATCGTATAGGTCAAACAAATAAAGTTACTTATATCGATTTAGTTGCTAAAGGCACGGTTGATGAAAAGATCGTAAAAGCTCTTAGAAACAAACTTGACCTAGCACAAGAAGTACTAGGTGACGAAAAGTGGAAAGACTGGATTGATTAGTTTTTCTGCATATTAAAAATACGCGACTTACCGTAAATTCCTCTTAACTCATCTTTAGAAACATCCGAACGGTTATCAGAAACATCCCTACCTAAAACATCATTACTTAACTGAGATACAGCTGTTCTTACATTTGTTCCCATAGGACTTGTAATATTATAAGCTCCTTCACTATTTAACATAGGATTTTCTCTAATACTATTCATAATCATTTGTTTCATCGTTTCAGTATCTGTTAAAGGCATACCTTCTTCAGCATATAACGGTCCACCCATTTCTCTTTTTAAAATTTTATCAACGACTTCAGGGTTTGTTTTTTGTAATGCTTGTAATCCTGGATTTAATGCACCACCACCTGCCATCATCATAGGTTCTTCTTGACCGCTTTGCATAAGCATAGCTTTAGCTGTATCTAAAATAGCGACTGCTGCTTGAGGATCACCACCTGTTCTACCGATTGTTGCTTCGGCTAACATTGCTGCATCTTGTTCAATAGACATTCCTTGTTCTTGAGGTTGTTCAGGAGGCATTTCTTGTCCACCCATAGGAGGCATAGCTCTTTGTTCTTCTACTACAGGAGGCATTGTTGGTTGTCCTGATCCCATAGAAGCTAAACCACCTTGCATAGGAGGTCTAGGAGGAACGTTTTGGGTACCCCCTGTTGTTCGTATATTCATTAAGTCTTCTATTCCGTTTGCCATTTTATCTCCGTGGTCTAAAGCCTGATTGGAACACTTGAGTAAGTGTATCGTTTTGTTGATTTAAGGGCAACCTTGATAGCCCACTATTTAACATATTATTATTTCCCATAGGTACTCGACCTCCGCCTTTCATCCCTGTTGGTTTAGGTCTAAGCGGACTATCTTCGAATCCTGGAGTGCTGCCAAAAACACTTGGATCCATCGGTCTTGTATATCCTGCCATAACATTATCTAAAGGTCGTTCAAAAGGGATAACTGTTTCGTATGATCTAGGTGCTGGGGGTGGTGGTCTAGGTACATAAACTTCTGGAGGTATTGTTCCTGGAGGGTAAACGGGTCCTTCATCAGTAAATCCTGGAGGTAATTCACCTGTTTCAGGATCTCTAACTACGACTCCTGGTCCAGGATTTGTAGGATCTCCTATTACTAAAACTAAATCACCACCTGTTTCAGGGTCAACAAAAGGATAGTCACGTAAGGGGCTATCTGATACAGGAATATCTACATCGATGATATCATCAGTAACAGGCATAGTAGAAAGATTATCATCTACATTAACAACACCTAATTCAGGAATATCAAAATTAAAATCTGGAAAATCAACAACACCTAAATCTGGAAGGTTGACTACAGGGTCTGGGTCAGGTGTAGGTGTATCAAATACTTCTGTGTATGGATTATCAACGAATGTTGGTATATTAGGTATTACAGGTATATCTGGAATATTTGTATAATCTATATCTTCAAAATTAAGATCTGGTGGAGTAAAAGGTATATCAAATAATGTTGGATTGAAATTTGTATAATCAATATTAGGCACTGTTGGTATGTTTGGCATAGATGGTGCATTAGGTAACGACGCTATCCCTTGTTCAGCTTCAGTTGCTTGTATATTTTTAAAATCAGCAACATCTGCTTCGTATTGATCTGTTGCGTTACCTCTAGCAAGATTCGCTTCTTTACGCATTTCCATAATATCAACAAGTTCAGGATTCATAATTCCTGTCATATCGAAATCTTCGAATTGGAACATATTGTTATTAAATCTATTTACTGCCATTATAAATTCCTAAACACGGGTAAAAAAGCTTCGTTCATTAATGGGTTTAAGTTTGGAACTTTTGAAACTTCATCATCTGACTTAACTCGTTTTTCTTCTGTATCATAATATTCTAACGTATTAGCAATATCACTTAAATAAATACTCTCATAACTATTTAATGTTCTAATAAAATTATTTACTGTTTTTCTTCCTGTTAACATGTTTACGTATTCGGTAAATAATTTTTCATCAGACATAACCTTACCCATGAATCTTAAATTTCTTTCACCAATTAAATTATCTAATGCTGTCATTCGTCTACCAAACTGTGTTAACGGTGGGATAAAAAATCTTCTTGCGTATTCCGTTCCTGAATCTATAACCCCTTCTTTAACCGCAGCTCTTGCAGCAGAATCTGAACCAAGTTGTCCGTATTCTCGCATAGACATATCACGTATTACTTCTAAATTTTTGAAAAAGGAATCTGTTTCATCACCTAATAATCTTCGATAAACGCCTTTAAAACTTAAATCATCTCCTACCATACCCGCAGGAGCAAAACCCTCATTGAACAACCTATTTAATTTATTTGGATCAAACAAACCATCCGTTTGCATTCTAGTAGCGAGATATTTTTTAGCTCCATCTTTAATCTGCGATTCTAAAATCTCTCTTTCGGCAGGAGTTGCCATTGATAATAAATCATCTAAGAAATCTAAATCATCAATTAACTCACCAGACATTTTCGCTGTAGGGCTTGAATCTAAAATTCTACTTACAATATTAAATGGGTTCGCGTCACCATATTTTTGTTCTAATAAATTATATTTTCTATTTAGTTTTTCTATAGGTTCAATAATATTTTCGTTGAAAGCTTTACCTGTTTTAGGGAAACCTTTTTCAAAAAGTTCTTTACCAAATACCGCTTCTAAAGTTGCTTGGTTTTGTTCAATAAATTCTTTATAGTTTTTAGCTAATACATTCGGTTGTCCGCTTGAAGGATCTAAAAAATTCTTGCGAATATGATTAATTAAACCATTTTGTATTCCTCTTATTTCTGGAACACTACCTGTTTCTTTTAAAAAATTCATAAAATCATTAGCTTTTGTATTAACTAATGGTTTGTTTTTACTGCCTGTGCTTAATAAATAATTAATAACCCCTTCAGGCTCTTGTTTAGCCATGTCTTTTATAACTTGTTTATTAGCAGTGTCATATACCATACGTTGTGCATCAAATAAATCGACTAAATCTTGTGCTTCTTTTTTAGGTAAGTTAGAACGGATTGTTTTATACATTTGATTTTCTATAGAATCTTGTAAATCTTTAGTTAAATTAAATGCTTTCAAATCTCCTGGACTTTTACTAGGGTCAATACCTGACCGTATACTATTAATATCGATTCTTAATTGATTAATTTCTGGTAAAGTCAAATCACCTTCACTATATTTTGTAAGTCTTTCTAATCCTTCATCACTAAAAGTTTCTTTAAATAATTTTCTTATTTGACCTTTTCCAGGACTAGCTAAACTGCCTGTTTTACCTTCAGCTACTGTTTTAAAATTCAATATTTGTTTTCTAATGGGTCTTGAAGTAAACGTAAGATCGGCTATGCCTGAGTTAATTAAAGCATCATCAACCACGGTGTTTATATCATCTTTATAAGTTCTACTTATTTCGTTTATACGATTTGTTAATCTTGGATAAAGATCAGTAGCCGCTTTTTCATCTAATACTTTTTCAAAAATAGGTGTATCTTTTCCTGCTGTTTTAATATTATCAACTTGTAAAATAAGGTTTTGTATACTTTGTTCTGAGTTATTAATAAATTCTTTTTTCTTTCTACCCATTAAATTTAATAACTCTCTACTAATTGTTTGACCTGTAACGTTAGGGTCTAAATTATCAAAAAGATTACTAAATAATTTTTGTATAACTTCTTCGTTACCTTTCATAGCTTCATCGTAAAACGTTTTATACGCAGGGTTGTTTGTACCTTGAATTAACATGGCTTCTATATCAGCAATAACATCTTCTTTAGAAGCTCTAGCTAATGTAGGATTATAAGATAGATTTTCTCCTATATCTTTACTTAATTGTGCAACTGCATCATCTATATCAAGTAACGTAATATCCTCATCACGACCAGAAACTGTTGCTGTTTTTTCACCGCGTTTACTTGCTCGTTTACGTTCTATCGCGGCTTTGATCGAAGCTACTTGTTCTGCTCCTAAATCTTTACCCATAATAGCCCGATATAATTTTGGCACCCCATTCATAAATGCATCGATTGTTTGATTACCGCCATAAGCTAATAAAAACGTCCAACCTGTTTCTTCCATCATATCTTCGATTGAACGATTATGAGCACCATTAGCAGCTCCAATTAAACGTTGTGTAAATCTCGCTCCTGCTGCTCCTCCTGCTAGAAAGACATTACTAGAAACACTATCAAAAAATTTTCTAGCTATGGGATTATTTTTTAAAAAAGAAATATCACTTTTACGTAAAAAAGCATCAAAATGTTTTAAACCTTTTAAACCAAAAGCTACTTCAGTACCTATGGTAGGAACTTCTTGTTGAGCAAATTCTAAAACGTCTAACGGTCTTACAGTTGGTGAATCAAATATTTGATCTTCTTTACCTTCTTCTCTATAAATTGAACCTTTAGAAGGATCAGAAGGATCAGCTGGAATAAATTTTCCAGGAAGACTTTCAGCAAATCTTCCTCCGTCCATATTTTCTTTAGCATAATTTAAATCAGAAAATATAACGTTTGGTGGTGCTCCTCTTGCTAATTGGTTTCTAAAGTTTCTAATTCCAGGAAAATCTAATTCATTAAAAGGATCCCATCCTAGATCAGCCAGTTCTTTAGCTTTATCATAACCAAAAGGTTTAAAAGGTGGTCGTGGTTCTTGGACGCTTTCAGGATAATTTCCTCTTACGTACATCATTTGTCTTCGTTCGCGTAATTTATCTATATTTTGATTATAATCTTCTAGTTGTCTAGCATACCCAGAAAAATAATCATTGTCTTCATATTCAAAAGGAGCTCTATCGTATGTGGTAATTTTTGGAACAACAAATTGATTAAAATCGTTTATTTGTTTATTAATAACGTCAGCCCCTTCAGCCTCAATAAAACGATCACGTATATACGGAATACTTTTCAAAGCTGCGACTTTTAATTCATCAGGACGAAGAATATCAACATAAGTTTTATTAGGGTTATTGTCTAAAGGAGTTTGACTTACTGACTCTACTCCTCTAGCTAAAAGTTCATCTAAAGTTGGTTCTACAGTTGCCATTAGCTTACAATAGATCCTGGCGGTACAGTTAAATCAATACTTTCGAAAGTATTATCTTTTTTTCTTTGTTCATCTATTTGTTCTTTTTTAGATTTACGTCTTTCGTAACCTTTAAATTTTTCAATAGATTCTATACCTTGGTTTCTTGTATAAAAATCTCTATAAGTGAAATTTTTAGGATTGTTATATATTCTTTGTCCATCAGCATCTAATTCAGGAGTGTACCAACGGTTTATAAATCTTTGAAATTGTGCGTCTTGTAAATATTCAGGAACTTCACTCTCAATTAAACGACCATAACCTGTTTGAGCTTGTTCGTCAGCTCTTTGAATCAACTGATCTCCGAAAGCTAATAAATTATCTCTTAATATTTGCGGGTCTTGAGTTGCACCATAACCCACCATTTGTAAATGGAAAGCTAAATCTTTATCAGAAAGAGTTCTACCTGTTTGACCGTTTGCTGCTGCCGCTTGATAAGCTAAAGATAATAAATTAGCTTGTGCTCTTACGTTTTGATAACCAATTTCTTGAAAAAGATTTCTTATACCTAAAGTTTCTAAATAATCAGCATTAGCGTTTTCAAACTGTTTCATAGCCGCGGCTATTTGTTCTTCGTTACCTGATTTTAAAGCATTGTATAAAGATTTAGCATTATCACCCGTACCTTCTCTACCTGTACTTCCTGCGATACCTGACTTAACATCAGCTGAATCTGCGAAATAATTATTTATATTTCCACCACCTAACATACTTCCTGCTTGATCAAAATTAGCAAGACCACTATTAGCTATATTAGTTAAGGATGATAAAAAAGAAACAGGGTTATATTCAGGTTGTTCAATAGCGACATCAAGAGCATCAACTGTTTCATTAAGAGCTACAGTTACTCCTATAAGAGATGATTGTTGTGCTTGTAATACTCCGTCTAAAGCAGCGTATTCATCATAAGCTTTCTTTTTAGCGTCATCTAAAAACGGATTAGAGTTACCTCCTTCTAAAAATGATTTAGCTTGAACTAAATTTTTACCTGAATTAGCAACATCTTCAAACTGACGAGTTTCTTCGTTAAAATATTGAAAACTACCTTGAGGATCAAACTGACCCATATAATACATATCAGCGGCATTGCCTGCAGCAGCAGCATCTTTATCCATTAATAATACACTTTGATTTCTAGGCGTCATTTGCGTTGATATATACGATGACCGTGCAGCATCAGTTCTAGCATCAGATGCACTTTTAGCTTTTCTTAAATTAAGATAAGTATTAGCGTAATCTTTCGATCCTCTACCAGAAAGCCCTGCGGCTACGATATTAGCTATTTCATCCATCCCGAACGTATTAGGTTCTGCTCGTGGTCCGTAAAGGTTATAAGCGTCTAATTGTGTTTGTTCTAACTTACTTGGGTCTTGTGGATCAGCTCCAATACTTTGTAAATATTGTTCGTTGGTTAATCTTTCAGGTTCTTTTTTAAACGCACTAAATATTCCCTCCATTAATAAAGGTGCTAACGGAGCAAACTTTTCTACATTAGTTGGTTCTAACGGTCGTCTTTGCGGAGCAGGTCTACGTGAAGTAGGAAACCTAACTTGTGCAGGATTCATTTTAATAGTAGTTATTCCTCCTCCACCGCCTTGTTGTGGATTAAGAGATGCGGGACCTATAAATGGTAAAGCCATTATATGTAACTAAAATTAAAACCACCTATTCCACCAAAATAAGGGTTGTTAGTAGTTGAGCCACCTGCGGGAGCATACATCGAATTAGTTGTTGGAGTAGCACCTGCATAACCGTAACCACCTGCCAACGGTCCAAGAGCCGCGGTAATCGAACCAACGTTTTGTAATGTTTGCATCGGTAAATTATATTGACCAGTAAAGTTTTGATAACCGAGATCCATAAGAGATTGTTGTCTACCTCTACCTAACCCACCTAATGCTAATTGTTGGTTAATATCGTTTTGTTGTAAGCCTTGTAATGCGGGAGCCATACTACCGTATTGTTGCCCGAGTTGACCAAAGCCTTGTGAGAACTGAGAACCTAACCCTGCCAACCCTTGACCGCCTTGTAATCCCATACCGAACATTCCTTGACCTAATTGTCCTTGTAATCCTGCGAATTGGGCTTGTCTACCTTGTTGTGATTCAAATGCTTGTTGTGCTCTATTAGCTGAGTCTTGATAACCGCCTGAACGTATACCTGCGATAGCTTCTGCTACCCCACGTTCTTGTTGTCTAGCTAATTCACCTTGAGCTAACCTACCACGTGACCCACCGAAAGCTCCAGAAGATACAGCTCTATCTCTAAGAGCCATATCTTGTTGTGCTCCTTGTCGGTCTAAATCTGTAAGTGTTTGTTGAACAACTGCGTCTTCAAAAGGATTATAAAAACTACCTATACCACGTGGGTCAAAAGCTCGTGTAGCTCCTTGACCTGTAATATTAGCTTGAGAAGTTAGATCTCTACCAGACATTAAACCCTGAGATATTTCGTCAGCACCACGTACTGTTCCTGCTCTAGAAACATCTGCAGCTTCGCCTAATAATCCCGCTTGTTCGCCTAAATAAGGTCTATAACTACCGATAGCAGCGTCTTGTAAATCCATTGCATATCTTTCTCTAGGATCAAATTGAGCTACTCGTGGACCTGTATAAGTAAACGGACTACTATCAGGTCTACCCATATTACCAAACTGGTCAGTTAAAAACTGTTTTGCGTAAGGGAAAATACCTGTTTGTAAAAAATCACCTATATAACCCGCGGGGGCTTGACTTGAATATTCTTGTTCTTCTCTAGTTGCCATAAATTATCCGTATCTTTTATTTCCCATTTTATTAAACGCGTCTAAACGAGCTAAACCTTTAGCATGACTACCGCCCCCTGCTGCATCAACAGCGGCTTTAGAAAGCATATATTCACCGTTACTTGCCATTACAGGTATAAGGTCATCTTTAGGACCTCCTGGACCTCTCATCTGTCCTCCGTGAGGCATAAACATCGGTCTTTGTAAGGCTTTACCTTGATTAGCAAACGTAACTTTAGAACCACCAATCGGTTGTATATTCATTTGTGCTGATCTTCTACGTGCTGAATTTCCTGGAAGTGTTTGCGTACTAACGATACTGCCTTTACGTTTAGGTGGATCAGCAAAAGCCGCACTTAATACTTTAGTAATTGCACCAATTCCTGCATTAAACATTTCAGGGTTTTCTCCTGCGTAGTTAGATATTTCTTGCATCATCGTTTGTTCTTGCCCTATTTCAGGTATTTGCATATCATCTATCGAAGGTTTTAATTGGTTTTGATCCATACTTATTTCTAAAGCGTCAGGAGAATAAAGATCCATAGGTTCTGTTTGCGTAAAATCAACAACACCTTCTAAACTAGGAGCTGTTAAAGAGTCTACATCAATACCTAGTTGTTTTAATAAAGCATCAATACCGCCACCGTTAGCTTTATACAAAGGTCCTCCCATTGCTGCACCCATAATACCAAATTCTTCAGGTGATATACCTTGAGAAGCTAAATAAGCTAACAACTGTTCTTGTTTACTCATTTCATCCGACACAGCCATGTTTTCACTTTCAAAATCACCAAAATCTTGTACATCACTACCTTCAACAGGAGTAACTTGAATATCTCCTCCAGGTTGTAAACTAGGAGCAGTACCGCTACCAATAGCGGCTTTAGGATCGTTTGCAGTATTACGAGCTATTTTACCTGCAAGAAGATTACCACCTACGGTTATCGCAGCAACTACTAAGAAGGACATACAGAAGTCTCCAAATCTTTTATTAATCTTTTAATGTGTTTTGTGTCAGGAGCAGAAAGGATTAGTTGATCAAAAGATTCTGCAATAACTTCTTCTTCTACTTCTTCTATTGTTAATTTATCAGTTCGATGGACTGTAATAAACACACATTCACTATGTGTAAATATTATTCTTTTTGTTCCTGCTTTTGTTATTCCTTGATACGGAGCTTTTATTCGCTGCACTCCTTCTTCTGTTAAAATACTCATTTCTCCTTTCATTAAAAAGAAAGGATGATTTTTAGAATGTATTTTAGTTACTAAAACTAAACCAGCAGGATTATAAATCTCTCTTATATATTGTCCATCTGAAAAAGAATGTTTTGTAGGGTTTAATTTATGAGTAGAATCCCCTAAAGAACTTTCGTGTTTCTTTAAAGCTTCTTCAAAAGTAGAAACCGTTTCTCTAAATTCTTTTTGTTTTTTCTTGTACTCTACAAAGTCCCATGCTTCGTCAAAACTAAAAGCGTGTTGTAAGTTAAACTCTTTAGTTTTATTTAAAAACTGTTCTTTAGCGGCTTCTTTAGTTAGTGGGTTTGTTTCAATTTGTTTTTGAATTTTAGACATAGAAATAGCCATTAGAACCTACTCCTAGCTTTTGTTTTCTTGCCTTTAGACGAATAAATTACGAAGTCAGAACGACGACCTTTATTCTTTTTGTATGTCTTTTTATCAACTCCAACCATTGTTTCCTCAGCGTGTATAAACGTTTTGCGAGTTATAGCTCACCCCGTAAACTGCAGCACATGGCTGAATCTTTGATTATATATCAAAGAAAGGGTTAATGTAAAACCCTTTTATAGTCATCTTCGTTGTTATCGGTGATAATCACGTCAAGCATACCGACCACATTTACCCCATAGGTTTCTGCAGTTACTTCTGCATCTTCAAAAGATTCGGCTACAATATTAGGACCTTCGTAAAAAAGTCCGTCGTGTTTAAATTCTGTAATAAAAACTTTCATTTATCCGTTTAATGGATTATCGTCCTTTTTATCTAACTTAGCTTCTAGTTTATTTAAGTTATTATCTAGGCTTATTAAGTCAGCTTTGATGGTGGCTATATCAGTTTTTATCTCTGTCACATCAGGCACTTCAACACTATCTATTTGTTTTTCTAAAAACTGTACAGATGTTTCTATAGAAGCAAAACGTTCTTCTATAATTTTCATTTCATCTTCTGCTTCACTTATACCGCCTATCTTAGCTTCTAGGTTTTCTACTCTGTTGACGTAAGTCGCCCCTGTGTAGCCGAACCCTGCAAGAGTTGAAACAATACCTACAAGAGCTATTATTTGTGTTGTTTTATTTTGAAACCAATCCATAGTAATTCTCCTATAACGGTGGTTGTAATTTTATTATATCGTTCATTTTGCTTATATTACTACCTGCAAGTCCATAAAAAGCGTTTATATTATCAGGCATCGTCTCAGTATAGATGGTTCTAGACGTATACCATTGATCTTGATCTACCATTAAAACCTTCTCATAAGTATTAAATCCAGGAACAAAACCCATATATGCAATAATTGTATCTTCTGAACCGTATTCACCTGTTTCTTCTTGTTGAGCTTCTACTTCTTCTTGTGCGGTTTGTAAATTTTGTGCGATTAAATCTTCTACCGTAGTATCTGTATCGGAAGATGTATCCATAGAACTAATTGATGTATCTATTTGGTCTTGTACCGTATTAGTATTTACGTTAGCTACAACAACCGAAGTATTAACATCTGTTGAATTCATAGAATCACTAGTAGAAGAACCAGAAACAGACATCGAACTCATATCTAATACTTGATTTGTTTGTACTGTAGCTGAAGCAAACTGGTCTGACATACTCGGAGAACTACTCGTACTTATCCCTGCGTTACCTGACGAAGCTCCTGTAGAACTATTACTTACAGCGTTACCAGAAGCCGCACTATTACCTGTAGCATGAATACTATTACCTGCGTTTGTACCACTTACACTTTGTGTAGCTGTAGCTAGGGTAGAAGAAACAACTCGTAAAGCTATATCTCTGCTAATAGAACTCTTACCTGTAGCTTCTTCCCTTTCCGCAGTTTGAAACTCTTCCTCAAATACTTCTTCGAATTCTTCTACGATTTCTTCTCTTTCGATTCTTTCTTCTTCTATTTCAGCTTCTGCTATACGTTCTTCAATCGCTTCGAATACTTCTTCTACAACTTCTTCTTCGAAGATTTCTTCAATAAATTCTTCTTCTGGCTCATCAAGATCAGCTAATTCTTCTTCGTGTCTTTCTTCATGATGCTCTCTTGTTTCTTCTTCGAACCATTCTTCGAGTTCTTCTACATTATTAAATTCTATAAAGGTTTCAGGCTCACTATAATCTTCTACTAAAAACGTTTCTTGAAATATAAATTCATCTAATAAAACTTCGTCTTGATGGTGAAATGGTTCATCATGATGAGAGTTAAAAGTATCGATAAAAGGTAAAGGCTCTGGATCGTAAAAAACAATAAATTCTTCTATAAACGGGTCTTCGAAATAATCATTAGGGTTATCTCCAAACTCTTCAAAAGGCGGAAACATTTCTTCTTCAAATATTTCTATAGGTTCGTTAGGGTCTTCAAAACCTAAGTTATCATGATGTTGTTGATGATCATCAGTAAATATACCTGTAGCAAATTGTTCTTGTTCATCTATAAAACCATAATCAACTTGCTCGTCATCGAAGAAAGCTACTGATTCTTCTTGTCTATAACCTTGGCAAAATGGTGCGTATTGTGGATCGTCTGCACATTGTAAATCATCATAAGCATCCCAATAATTAGGACAAGATTCACTATGTAACTGCGTAATATTACATTGTTGTGTAAGATACGCATCTGCGTAACCTGAACAACTACTATCGTTTAACGGATCGCTACAATCAACACCATTACCACTACCCGAACCGTATAAAGAACCACCGTTTTCTAATGTGGTATTAATCGTTATATTGTTCCAATTAGTGCTTACGCAACTAGAGCTATTGGTTGTACCTGTATTACACTCATCATGGTAATAATAGGTGTATGAGTTATTTTTATTAGAGCCTACCTCGCCTATAAGAACATCATGGTTAATAATTTCTAATTCTCTGTAGCGTAAATCAAAAGAATTATTATTCCAAAGTATTACTTCAAAACTGTTATCTGTATTACTTCTATTGTATTCTCGAAGATTGTACCACCCGAAGATCATCTTGCTAGAATCACCCCAAGATTTCATGCGAGAGTTACTGTCTCTTATGAGATCAGTCCAGAAAGGGTATATGGTATAAGTATGTTGTCCGTTAATAGGGTCAGGAGTATAGTCATTACAATAGCTGCCACTATTACCAAAATGAAGACATCCATTTGTTGCCATCCTCGCCTGTGAAAACGTAGAGCCATAAAAAGTAAAATTAAAAGAAAGATCAATCGCGGGACTAATTCCATCATCGGATACCTCGTACGCTAATTCACCGTTGAAGTTATTAGCATTAGCATTAAGGTCGTAAAGGTCTTGATTAGCTTCGTATGTATACTGCCCTAATACATTAAAACTAAATAAACACCCTAACGCGTAGAATAAAACTCTTTTTTGCATTGTTTAGCTGTTTTAGTTTTTCTTGTATAAATAGTTTTGACCGCACCCACAACATCTCTGTTTATTTTTTCTCTATTAGGATTAGATTCATGAGTACATTGAGCTATGTATTCGTCTAAAGCGTCATCTTTATCAGGTCTTTTTTGTGGGTTTTGTTCCCATGCTACAGTAGCTTCTTTACCAATTTTACCATTATACGGACAAGGTGTACCCGCCATTGACATAGCTTTAAACACTCTTTCGTCTTGACAGAGCAATGCAACCGAAGCTACTTTCATTCCCATATCGTATAGATATTTAGATAACTTCAATCTTTCACAATTTTCATCAACAATAGTTTTACCACCTGAAAAACCAAACACCTGTCCTTGAAAAGCTCCTGAGACACCTGTTGTACAGAGGTCTTGTGAGTAAGACATAATACTAGGAGCTATAGCAGAAGCAGGAGGTGCTTCACTTTTTACGTTTTGATTAATTGTTTGCGTACTATTAGATTCGTTTATGTTCCGATTAGTATTATCGGATCTTGAGTTATTTTCGTTTACGTTTCGATTATCTGTTGTAACGTTCGAATCCGAAGTCGATTGATTTACGTTAGTGTTAGTGTTCGTATTATTTGATGTCGACGTTGAATTATTTGTATTATTAACGTTTTGATTCACTGTTGAATTAACCGTTGAATTAGAAGTCGAAGTATTAACGTTATTGTTTGTATTGGTATTATTCGATGTCGAAGTTGCTGTCGAAGTATTCGTGTTATTGTTGGTGTTGGTATTAGTGTTAGAATTCGTATTCGTTGCTGTCGATGTCGTCGTGTTCGTATTCGTGTTATTGTTGGTGTTGGTGTTTGTATTCGTGTTGGTGTTTGTATTAGTGTTGGTGTTGGTGTTTGTGGTCGTCGTTGTATTGGTAGTATCTAAACTATTATTTTCGCAATATTGCGTACCGTTGACACAAGCTGTACCAGACTGTTGGCTAGATTGAGCGTTTACGTTTATAGATAAACCAATTACAACTGTTATTAAAAACAGAATTCCAGTCCATGAAAGGATCTTGTCGTGTTGTTCTTTTTCTTTTTTATTCAAGAATCTTCACCTTTAAATTGTTTACTACTACCTGTTGTACCTGCGTATAAACCAAACCAAGCAGCTCCTGCACCTACTACGATAGAAATAAGACCTGATTGTTCAAAAGTAGGTTCTGGTAGTTCCATGAACCAAATAGTGCATTTGTATAATAATACAATATAAACAGTTAAAAAAGCTCTAGGGAAAATACGCCATGAATCTACTGCTTTAGCTAAATGAATCCATTTTTGGTGTGGGTTTATTTTATCGTCAGCTTCTAAATCTCTTATTTTATCTTTAAGATCGGATATTTCTTGTATCATCGCCATAAATTTGTTGAGATCCATCTCAACTTCATTACGATCCATATCTCCGCCAAACCTGCCTTGTCCGTCGTTCATATTATTTACCTATTGTAGTAGGATCAAACTGTCCTAACTCTATTAATTTTAATCTGTTTTCTAAATGCTCTACTTCAATATCTGTTTTGCTTTGACCAAAATATTTAACAGCAAGAAATTTAGTAATCATTTCTTCGTTAATATCCACACCGTCTACAATAACAGCTCCTAAAACCCGTCCATATTTACCTTTAGAGTCTTTAAGTTTAGATTGTAAAACAACCACGTCACCATTGTTGATTGAATCTTCTAAGAATTTAGCCGCAAGTTTACCTCTGGCTTTTTCGTCTTTATCTCTGGTTCTTGATTCAGGCGTATCAATCCCATAAAGACGTACACGACACTTGTGAAGAATAGAAAAGCCAAGATCAAGGATAACGTCAATAGTGTCGCCATCAACCACCCTAGTAACTGTGCAATTATATTCATACATTTAACATTTCCACCTTCTTCTAGCCGCTTTACCTCGTTCACCTTTCCAACCTTTCGATCTAGCACAGAATGATTTACGTCTTTTTGCTGCTTTACTACCCTTTTTAACTTTACCTGTAACCGCTGTTTTTAATTTTGATCCAGGATTTTTACGTCGATAAGCCGCTACGCCTTTTTTAGTCATACCCGCACCAGACTTAGTGGATCGGAAATTAGCTCCCTTACCCTTCGTAGTACGTCGTATAGACTTTTCTTTGCGTTTCTTAGGCTTAGCCATTACTTTTTCTTTTTAGGCTTCTTAGCGGTCTTAGCGGAACGTTTAAAAGCTGCTGCGGTCGGAGCACCTTTAGCTCCTTTCTTTCGCATTTTTCTGCCTTCTTTACGTTTTTTGTTTATATTGTAATATAAACCTTTTTTAGCTGTTCGACCGTCTTTAGTCTTGTGGGTCTTTTTACGCTTTGGCATTATTTCTTCCCTTTTTTCTTTTTCATTTTCTTAGCATAAGTTTTTGCTGCTGCTTTCCCTTTAGGGGTATATGGAAATTTTTTCTTTCCTACTTTTGGCATTATAATCCTCCTTTTAAAACTCTATCCCTTAACCTAGTCGCACGAGGTCCTACTTGTGTCGCCCAACGACTATCCATCATCTCAACTGCGGCAGTATTCCAATCTTGTTTTTCTATTGCAGTTAAAAACTTTTGAAACTTTAATAATCTAGTAATACCTAAATTAAAACACATATTAGCTAATACACGTTTTATATCTTCAGGCTGATTAGACGCCCAAGGCATATTTCTTTCTAAATCAGCAAATACAGACTCTATATCTTTTTCAAAACATTCGATAACTCGTTCCTTTGATACTGGGGTTCCAACGGGTTCTCCGTGTTCGGGATCGCTTTCAAGCACAAGGTGACCAATACCAAAAGTGGGATAACCCAAATGATCATTATAAATCTCATATATACAACCTTCGTCAAACTCTAATTCTTCTCTTAATTTATTAATATCCATATTTAATTTATCCCCAGTTCTATTGAAGTATCTCCACCAGTAGCCACAGTTATATTGCCTATTTGTGCTATTGCTTGAACACCTTTTTCGTTGCCAGAATATAAATCTACCCATTGTTCACCCGTCCATAACTGTAACTGGTTAGTAGAAAGATTCCATATAATATCACCATCATTAAATTTATTTATATTTCTTTGTTCTTCGTTTACCGATAGTGTTGCATCTATATCAACTCTATTTAAACTTAATTCTAAAACTCTAACTAATCTATTAAAAGTTTCAGAGGAGATCTCACCAATAGAAAGAGGTAATTTAGTTTCTAATAATTTACCCATTACCTTCTACCATCAGGTCTGAAATTTAATCGCATTGCTCCAACCCTAAAACCAACGCCTTCTGTAGTAGCCGCATTTCCATCATCGTCTGATTCTATACGTAAAACAGCCTGTCTACCTCTAACTCTAGTATCAATTTTAGTTGTATTAGAAGTACACGTACTTGTTACTGCGGTAGTTAATTCTTCTCCTGGAAAATTTCTACGTTTTAAAACAACATTAACGGTTTGACCGCCTGTTCCTGTTTGACCTGAGCCTGTAAATTTAATATCAGGGATAATTCTACTAATAAATTGAAAATCTTCTCCTCCTGGATCAATATCAAAATCACTTGATTCGATAAATACGTTCGTCATAGGCGAACCATCATTATCGTTACCTAGTTCGTGGTTATAAACGTAGCCTACGTCAGAGGAAGAAGTTACTGCTTTGGGATTATCAAAAATACCTTCATCTATCCATGCTGTTCTTGATAACGTTCCTATAGTCCAAACGTTTTCTTCATAATTAAATACTACATATTTATCAATAACTGTTGCGTCAGCACTACAATAAAACCAACCGACTTCATCAAATGCTTTATTAACAAAACCAAATATTTGATAGCTTTGTATTTCATTAATATTACTAAAGACGTAATCTTGCACCGTACATGGTATTTCTTGAACAGCTCCGTTATACCCATAAAAACCTTTTTTGTCCATCCAAAAAATACCTTTAGGACTATTAACCATAGCATTAGGACTAACTAACCCTACGCCTTCGTTTACAAGATTTAAACTAAAAGTAAATGGTTGACCTACAAAAGTCATAGAATATAAAGAAGTGTCTGTCCAAACTAAAATTTCTTGTTTAGCTCTTGTTGCTCCAACAATGGAAGAACCTGCGGATAATCTAAAAGAACCTGCAGTGTTTGTAGATAAAGGTTCCCAGACTGCAGCGTTTTCCTGATCACTCCATGCAATAAACATCGGATCAATAGCTCCTGTTCTGGCAGTTCCTCCTGTATTTAAAGGATCAGCACCAAAACAAATAACGTGCCTATCAATATCAGAAACCATAACTTGTAATGCTTTAGTAGGTGTAAGATTTGCACCTGATAAATCAGATAAAGCGACTGCTCTGGTAGTTAAACCGTTAGACTCATCCCAATAAAAAACACCACCAAAACGTGGGTTTATAATTATATCTTCACCAAAATTATCATGTGACCATAAACGTAACTGATTAGCAAAACTAAGAGCGGTTGTAGAACCAAAAGTTCCTTCACCCCAAGTTCCTGCTCCCCAACCAGACGAAGGCACATAAACATCTAATCCAGTATTTAGTTGATAAGCAGCATCAGTAGCACTACCACCGTTACCTGAATCACTAGCGTTTGCTGTTGCAGAAGCTGTAAATGTATAAGTATTTGCAGTAGGAACAGAAGTTATTTGATGTTCTTGATTTAAAACGGAAGCAGTAATATTACCACCTAAAGAAACCGCATTAGAAATAGTTACAAAATCATTAACCTCAGCCCCGTGAGCTGTGTCTGTTGCTGTTATAACAGCACTACCATTAGTAGCTGAAAACGTTGTAACATTTTCATCAGTGGAACGTATAGGAGTTATATCATAAAAAGACGTACCTTCTAAAACATAATATTTCCAACTAGTTCCTAAACCTAAATATTTTGTTCCATCTAAAGCAACCCATGCGTGTAAGCCTCTACCCGTACCTTTAAATGAATCTGAACTAGATTTAGACCATCCACCTATTTTTTCAGGAAGACCTTTTCTAAAACGAACTAAATTAGAATCGAACCAACCGCCTTCGTTTGAATAAGCTGTTCCTTCTTTATTAATTCCAGGTTTAAAAAGGAACTTTTGTAAAGGCATTTAACTCTCCTACAATAGTTTATCTACACCTAAAGAAGCAGCAATCAAACCATACAAACCCCATAGAATAAGCTCTAGTCTTTTAAACTTAGCAGAGCCTTCGTCAAGACGTTTTTCTATGTATTCGTAACGAACAGCACATTCTCTTTCATGTGCTTCTAATTTAATTAATGCTTCTTTTGTAGTGGTCATGGTTTATTTTTCTTTTGCTTTACCTACATTAATAGCACACCAATCAATCAACTTGTATATTTTACCTAACATTTGATCGTCTTTTGGTGTTGGCGTTAAAGCACAAATTAATGAAGCTCCTGAGATAACCCAAGGTGCTAATTGAATTATTTTTAATGTTATATCTAACATATTTTCCTCCCTTTAAAGTGAATGATTATCATCCATTAATAAAACAGCCGTTCCTGCAACACAAAAAATTGCAATACTTAAATGTAAGATTGTATAAATCATGATGTAGGTGCATCAGGAAACTCTCCTAATGGTCTTACTGGTGGTGTAGCATCGTTATACAC